CTCCCACCTTATTTGTTAAACAAGGAAAACTAGTTCCATTACGGACTAGGTAAGTGTATAGATGCGTGTTTTTCGAGACCTAATAGCCTCTCCCCGATAAACATAAGGGGAAGAGGTAATTGATTCATCGGAGACACAAAGTGATTTAGCGTATGATCTTAAATCTACATGCTTCAAGAGAGTGGGTTGGACACCCATCATATGAGCTTGATAGAAAGGAAGTACTTTATCACCATCCACAAAAGATATAGGAGAATCGAACGAAGACCTCCATACCTTCCCACTGGGGAGTGTATGTGGCTTTCGATGCGTTTTCTCAATTTTGTCTTGCAATGGAATGGCGGTATGCGTTGAAAACGCAAACCCGCTATATCCGTATTTTCTACCAAATGGAGTACGTGCTTGGAACCATTCCTCATCACTTAGATGAAGATGGCCATCGCCATAACCACTGGGACCCAGTAAAATGAGGTTTTCCGGTATAAGCGAAAAACACAGATTCCACAGAGATTCGGGATATAGGTGAGGTTTTTCCTTCATAAGATTCATAAGCGAGAATAACTTGCTAAAGGTCATTCTATCACTTAAGAAATAAGGTCTTACATCTACACCCCTAAGATAGTCTCCTCCACACGATTCACGAAAAGGACCTTCATCGAAGGTTTTATCGAGATTAATTTCGAAACCCAGTAATGGGAAGTAAATTTTGACGTGGGAGTACAGTGCCTTGGAGCATATAATATCATCTCCATAGACGGAAACATCGAATTTGATATCGAAAGTCTTAGAAATTCCATACAATAAAGCGTGGAAGATCATACTCTCGAGCTCAAAGTTGAAGCCGTTCCCCATTGAAGTAAATTTTTCAAAGGGGACACTGCAGTTTGTAAGTGGGTGTTGATACACCTGGCTACGCCAATTGTCAAGAAACTCAACCCATTTAACAGGGAGAAGTAGATTGACAATCATTATACAAACAAGATCAGATGCACTTTTCAGATCAACTGTTACATCAGAATCAAATATAGACATTAGCCTTGCTTTTGTCTTGTTAATATCCTGATTACGCAGATTTAGACCTACTTTGCGCATCCTATTCTTCAGGATTCGACCTACATCACGCTGAACCATCATTGATATAGAAGGTTCAATGCATATAGTACGTCCTGTTTTATAGTTCTTAGGAACGACACTGATTTCTGCGGCCGAATAGCTCACCTTTTGTAAAGAGTGAAGCCAACCCGGGAACAGACCTATTAAACTTTGTAAGTCAATAGGGTTACCAATGTTTACACTTGGTATGCTAGACAGTTTATAACGGGCATTTGTTTTATTTTTGCACGTTGTAGATGCTCCAGGGCCGAAGGAAAGATGTAGGTCAGAAACTTCAGGCACATCACCGATATATGAACCAATTATTTGAGAGGCATAAAATAAGATTTCTCTTACCTTTTCCTGCTCAGGGGACAACATTGTACCCCGGTTCACATAATCTAGATATGCATTAGTTCTCCGACACCTACGTTCGGCATTCAGA